AATTACTTCATTGCCATCCAATCCAATATCTGCAAAATCAAAAACTAATTTGATTAATTTATCAAATGGTCTCAATAATACACAGCAAGGTTATTTAAGTCCAGGAATAACAATAACTCAAAATAATAATAGTAATTTTACTGGATCTTTTGTTAAAAAATTAGGTGCCATAGGAATTTCTTCAACATTAAGCATTGCAAATCCAGGAACTGGATATACTTCCACATCAAAACTTTATACAAATATATTAACAAAATCAGTATCAGGCAATGGATTTGGTGCTAGAATTGACTTACAAATAGTTAATTCAGTCGCAGTTGCGGCAACTGTGACTCAAGGTGGTTCTGGATATTCTGAAGGAGATTTGTTGACTGTTGACTCAACAGAAACCGATGGTCTTGGCAAAAAACTAATTATAAGTATTCCAAATAATGCGGGAATTATATCTGCATATAATTCATTACTTGTTACCAATATACAGGGATCACCTTTAATTAATCAAGTAAATCCAATTATAATAGGTTCAAACACAGCAAATTCGGTATTTATTGATAGTTTATCCGACGTTGTTACTACAATTTCTGATATTCCAACTTCATTTATAAAAGGATCTGATGGACTTCACATTAAAGTAAATCATCCAAATCACGGAATGTATGCAGCAAATAATATTGTAACAATTAGTGGTGTTGAATCTGACATTCCACCAACGACTTTATCGGCAGATTACTCACAAACAGCAACTACCAATATTTCAGTAGGAAATACATCTTTGTTGGGAACTTTTGAAAATGTTGCTGTTTCTGAAAACAATCCTGGATATATTTTAATTGGTTCGGAAATAATTAAATATACAAATGTTTCTGGAAACTTTTTAACAGGCATTACCAGAGAAGTTGATGATACGTTATCTTCATCATACAATTCTGGACTACTTGTATTTAAATACGAGTTTAATGGAGTATCTTTAAGAAGAATAAACAAGTCGCATAAATTTACTGATATTGATTTGCAAAAATATCCAATTGAAATTGATTCGTATTATATAAAAATAGATCAAACTTCCGGTGGAGTTGACAGATCTTCTGGAAATGCAAATTCATATCCAGAATTATATTTAAAAGAAAATAAATCTGGTGGAAATTATATTAATGTTTCACAGCAAAAGAAATCTCTATACGGAATTAAGGCAACAAATAACATACCTTTCAATTTAATTAGACCAAACATACAAGTTTTAACTCCCCAATCTACAACTATTGATGCAAATGTTAGAACATTTAGTGGAACTAGTGTGAATGGAAATGAAATTTCATTTGTTGATCAAGGATTTGAAAAAATATCTTTGAATTCAAATAATTATTTTGATTCTACTAGAATTATTACATCCATTCCAAACCAAAATGACAGATTAGATAATTATCCACAAAAGAGATCCTTAACTTTAGAATTATTACTTAAAACAAATAATTCAAATGTTTCTCCAATAATTGATTTAGATAGAGTTAACATTGTTACTACTTTTAATCGTATAAATGATCCAATAGAAGACTTTATAAAAGATAGAAGAGTTAATGAGAATGATTCTGATCCAAATGCTGCGATTTATATTTCAAAACCAGTATTTTTAGATAAGACAGCAGACTCATTGAAAGTATTATTTGATGCATATAGAGATGCTTCAAATGATATAAGAGTTTTATATAAACTTTTTAGAATGGATTCAAACATTAATGATCAAATTTATGAATTATTCCCAGGATATGAGAACCTTGATGTTAATGGAAATATAATTAATCAGTCCGAAAAAACAGGACATTCTGATAGATTTATTCCACCATCAGAAACTGAGAACGACTTTTTAAACTATGAATATAATGCTAAAAATCTTCCTGCATTTAATGGATTCCAAATTAAAATTGTAATGGCAGGAACTAATTCATCCAAAGTTCCATTAATTAAAGATTTCCGTGCGATTGCAACAGTATGAAAATACCAGTAAAAGGTTATAGTGGATTATATAGAGATGAAAAAACTAATGCTATTATAAATTTGAATAATAAACAGCACGAAGATTATATTAATGAAAAAAGTAAAAGATTATCAGAAAAACAAGAAATTGAAAATCTAAAAAGTGAAATAAGTGAGATAAAAGAATTACTTTATAAACTTGTAAACAATAAAACATAAATACAAAAAACACTGGGGAAAAATAATGGCAGTATATGTAAGTAATGTTACTATCCCTTGTGGTGCTGATTTTGAACAAATTTTTAATCTAGAAGAGGCAAGTGGAATACCGCTAGATCTTACAAATTATACCGGAACGTCTGAATTAAAAAAACATCCATTATCGTTAAAAAAAACAGCTACATTTACAGTTTCATTTGTTGGGTCAAGAACAGAAGGAAAGGTTCAGATATCACTAGCTTCATCTATAACAAGTCAAATTAGACCTGGAAGATACTCATATGACATTTTACTGAATAGTGGCACATCTATAATTAGAGTTGTTGAGGGTAGTGCATTGGTGACTGCAGGAGTAACTACTACAAGGCCATAATTTATGCCAAACATTAATGTATCTGCAAACAATCAGAATAATACAACAGTAACACTAAACGATAAAAATTATATTAGAGCTTCTATTATTGATAATAATAGAACAGTAGCTAGATTAGGTGACCAAAATGTTATAAAAGTTACTTCTACAATCAATGCAGAAAATTTAGTAGACTCATTAGATGATCTAATTGATGTTGATTTGAGTGGAGGTAGTGTAGATGGTTCCGTCTTAGTGTATAATTCTATAACTAATAATTATCAATCAACTAATATTATAGATGGTGGATCGTATTGATAAATAATTTATAAAAGGATAAGTTAATGTCTAGACCATCAACTCGTCAAGGATTAATAGATTATTGTTTGAGGAAACTGGGATATCCTGTTCTGGAGATCAATATTGACGATGATCAAATAGATGATCTTGTTGACGATGCTATACAATTTTTCCAAGAAAGGCATTACGATGGTGTGGAAAGAATGTATTTGAAGCACAGAGTAACACAAGAAGAAGTGGATAGGGGAAAGTCTGGTGGAGTTGGTTTAGGGGTATCCTCAAGCACTGGACAGTCATCAATAGTTGGAACAGCAACAACTTTTTCATATTATGAAAATTCAAATTATCTTCAAGTTCCAGATTCTGTAATAGGTATTAATAATATTTTTAAATTTGATACAAGTAGCATTAGTGCTGGTATGTTTAGTATCAAATATCAGTTATTTTTAAATGATTTATATTATTTCAATTCTATTGAATTATTACAATATTCAATGGTAAAAAGATACTTAGAAGACATTGATTGGTTATTAACTCCAGAAAAACAAATAAGATTCAATAAAAAGCAAGGAAGATTGTATTTAGATATTGATTGGGCTGCAACACCAGTTGATACATATATTGTAATTGATTGTTTTAGAGCACTAGATCCTAATGATTTTTCAAAAGTTTACAATGATTGGTGGATAAAAAGATATTTAACTGCTTTATTTAAAAGACAGTGGGGACAGAATTTAATTAAATTTTCAGGAGTTCAACTCCCAGGTGGTGTTCAATTAAATGGAAGACAAATTTATGATGATGCGATAAGAGAAATAGAATTATTAGAGAAAGAATTAAAAGAAGATTATGAATTACCACCAATGGATCTGATAGGATAATATGACACCACTAAATCCGTATTTTTTACAAGGATCTCCAAGTGAACAAAGACTTGTTCAAGATTTAATCAATGAACAATTAAGAATGTATGGTCAAGATGTTGTATATCTTCCCAGAAAAATTATTGATGAAAAAACTATAATAACAGAAATAACTTCTTCAAAATTTGATGATAATTTCAGAATAGAAGCTTATATTTCAAATTATGATGGTTTTGGTGGACAGGGTGATATTTTATCAAAGTTTGGTGTTAGAAGCACAGACGAATTAACTCTTATAATATCAAAAGAACGTTATGAGGATTTTATTTCCAGATTTATATCCAATGACGATAAAGTAAAGTTAAAAACCAGACCACAAGAAGGTGACTTAATATATGTTCCACTAGACAATGCTTTATTTGAAATTAAGTACGTTGAGGGAAAAAGACCATTTTATCAATTAAATAATCTTTATGTTTATGAATTGAGATGTGAATTATTTGAATATGAAGATGAAGTTATTGATACTGGATTGGAAGAAGTAGATTTAACAGTTAAGAATTTTGGTTATATCCAAACATTGCAAATGGTTACATCAACTGCACAATCTGGAATTTTAACAGCAACTTATATTAATAATGATCCAAATCGTTACTCTGTTCAATATATTGATTTAATAAACGATGGTTATGGATATACAAGTCCACCAAAAATATTAATTTCTGACCCAGGATCTCCCTATGTAAGAGCATCTGCGGTTGCAATTATGACGGACAAAAACGGTAAAAATAATTTATCAATAGAAAAAATATACATCACAAATCCTGGTTCTGGATATACTACTCCTCCAACTGTTTCAATTATTGGTGATGGGAGTGGTGGGATAGCTACAGCAGTAGTTGCATCTGGAACATTGAGTCCTTTCTCTATAACTACTTCTGGTTATAATTATGCTACTGCACCAATTATAACCATTGGTGGTCCTTCCGTAGGAACAACTGCTTTAGCAATTACGCAAATAAATTCATCCGGATCTATATCAACTATTCTTTATTCAAATGCAGGTTCTGGATATACAAGTTCACCACCATTTACGATCTCAAGTCCAAATATTTCTTATACTGGAAACTATGAGTTTAATGAAATTGTGAGAGGTGTTTCATCTGGAACAACAGCATATGTTAAAGATTGGGATGGTGTTAATAAAATTCTTCAAATTGGAATAACTAATGGAGAATTTCTTCCAGGAGAAACCATTGTTGGTATGGGAACAACCAATGGTGGTTCAAATTCTAGTTATAGACTTAGAAAAGTTAACTTAAATCTAGAAAAAGATTTATATGAAGAAAATGATATTATTGAGAATTTTGCTGATCAAATAATAGATTTTTCAGAATCAAATCCATTTGGTAGTTTTTAAACAAATAAATATTTTATAGTAATTAGTTTTAATAGCAATGTCATCGAATTATTATTATCATGAAATTATAAAAAAGACAATTGCTGCTTTTGGAACTTTATTTAATCAAGTTTATATCAAACACGAAGATGAATCTACTGGTCAGGATATAAGTTTAATTCGAGTTCCCATTGCATATGGACCAGTTCAAAAATTTCTTGCAAGAGTTGTAGAAAAACCTGATTTAAGAAATAGAGTTGCAATTACTCTTCCAAGAATGTCATTTGAAATGACAAGTATACAATATGATAGTTCTAGGAAAACCTCATCAATTCAAACATTTAATGCGTTAAGAAGTGGTCAAGCTCCACTAAAGGTGTTTATGCCAGTTCCATATAATA